GCGAGGAGGGCGTCCATTTGGGGTTGGAAGGACGGACTTAGGGAGGGGATGTTAATATCTATAGTAGTTTAAGAAATAAGTGAAGCTACCGCTGTCTCAAGGAAAGCGAGACGGGACTCCAAAGTTTTCGTTTTTTCTTTTTCAGTTTGGAGAGCTTGCTCGAGCTGGGTGCGGATGGTTTGGAGGTCCTCATTCATTTCTTGGGTTTTGACCCTTTCGGATGTGACGTTTTCGTGAAGTTCTTGAAACGATTTGATTAGATATGGAATCACACCAAAATAATTTACCTGTGCAGCCACTGGCCCCCAATCAGAATAATCCGGGTCCTGTTGTATGTCCTCATTTACTTCCCTGGTTTCGTTAGGTGTTTTATATGGATAAACTATATGTCTTAATTCTGGGGTATCGTACCATATATCTTGGGCAATTAAGCCACTTTCTCGAATCGGTTTATTTTTTGTATCATGAACATCTTCTATAAATTCAAACTTGTCGTAAATTTGAGGCTTTAATTTAATTATGGTGTCAGTTGCATTCGATATCATCGTTTCGTTTACTTTTAGTCTATCATCGGATGTTGGAGCACTAGAAAAATCGCTAAGAATATACGCAAGATTCCCAGATGGAATTTCACTGAAAGATGTATCACCAGGTCTTTTCCACAAAGCAAAAAATGCCTCACCACCACCGTTTTCTTCAAACCGTGCCTTCACTTTATACCACTGCCCCCCCTTCAGATATATTGTCCTTTGATTTCCACCGGGAATGTTAATATTACTACTATTATGGCCATGACCAGAGTACCAATCAGCAACTCTATACCCCGCAACAAATAAATCACCCGCATCGTCCGAATTGACACCGAATGTGTACACCCCTGTTGAAGTTGCCTGTATTATACCTATCCACATCCTACCCATGTTTGACGCGCCCGAACCATAAGGGTATCTCATTTGTGTATTTGTTGTTATTGAACTAGAATGTCTCTGACCAAATTCCGAGTTCATCGAAGATTCATCGGTTGGTGCACTACCTGGCATATTACTGTATATATATTCAATGACATGTCCTATTCTGGCACCGTATAAGTTTATTTCGGGGATTGCTATGTAATCTGCTAAGATACCACCACTTACTTCAAGTTTATGATTCGGTTCCGACGTCCCGATGCCGACGTTGCGTGTTGGTAGGATCATGATATCACCACCATCATTAAATATAATTTTACCCCTACCATTATTCTGCCAATATGAGGAAATCTGTCCAATGGTTGAACCATTTGTACCATTTCCGCGTGTTCCTCTAAATTGAATGCCTCCGTAGCCATTACCAGTGGTTTCGTATTTGGTGAAAACGGCATTTTCGGTAGCCCCCGTATTAATGTGTAGTTTAGCAGATGGACTCGTCGTCCCGATGCCGACGTTTCCATCTCTATCTATCCGCATTCTCTCAACTGGGGCAGTATCGGAACCAGGTTGTGTTTTAAATAATAAACCGCCGCCATAATTACCCGCTGATAGGTCCTTAAAACCGTGTATACTACCCATGGTACCATGACTGTTCGGCGATGAGTCGAGCCATCGCTGTGTAAAAACTAAACTCGCACCGATGTCACCATCATCATCTAAGCCAGCGAGGCTGGAATGGAGTACGAGCTGTGCGGATGGGTTTATTTGGCTACTCGCATTAGCGAGATCGGACATAATATGTAAATTACCATTTGGACTCGTCGTCCCGATGCCCACGTTGCCATCTTGATTCTTAATCGTCAAGACCGTTGAATCAACACCACCGGTTCGTTTTATGATTCTGAATGGAACAGTACCGGAACCCTGGTCATCCGTGTCTATTGTCCACCCGTAACTATTATTGCTGGATGCGAGATAAATGTGGTCATTATCCTTTGGACCGATGTGTAATTTAGCAGCCGGACTCGTCGTCCCGATGCCGACGTTGCCACCCTTCTTTATACACATCGTAGACGCACCGGTACTGAAATTGTCTCCCCAGCTTCCAAATGCTAAACGACCGGGGTTAGAACTATTATCGCCTTGATAATACTTGATTATACCGGCTTTATCGGGTGTCCCAGTTTCTCCTAAAAATATATTTGTTTGACTTGTCGAGCCATATATGTGTAAATCGGTGTCCGGACTCGTCGTCCCGATGCCGACGTTGCCGTCACCCTGTATTATCATTCTCTGAGACAACGACCCTGTACCAGGGGAGCCCGTCTTCGTGTTAAACGTGATGTCGGAGCCGTAATCGGCGTCATCGATGACCGAGATGCGTGCTCCGGGTGGATCTTGAGCGTCGTAATTGCGAAAGTCTATGTTTACTGGGTAGCCCGTTCCACCGTTATCACTTTCCAGTAATAAAGCAGTGGCTGTACCACTCCGAATATGGAGCTTGTAATCTGCATCCGTCGTCCCGATGCCGACGTTGCCCGATGATCGGTATATATCCGAACCACTGGCTGTCCAGTTACTGAAAACTGCGTTTGTGCCACCTATTTTTAAATTAGAACCCGATGCGATGTTTATGTCGCCGTCGACATCTAACTTGTGTGCTGGATTCGACACCCCAACACCCACGTTGCCCGATTGTCTGTATATATCGGAACCACTGACTGTCCAGTTACTGAAAACTGCGGGTGTGCCATTTATTCGTAGGGTAGACCCAGTTGAAAGATTTAGGTCACCACCAACATCGAGTGTGTACCCAGGTGCCGTCGTCCCGATACCAACCTTCCCATCCGCGCGAAGGGTCATGACGTTAGTTTCTGCATAGGTCCCATCCGTGAGTGCCACATCGAGTCTCGACCGGGACGCCGTTCCGCTATTCTCGTAACGGGACAAATTGAAAGACGCCCGGGCGCCATAGGATTCACCACTCGTCCCGTCCCGTGTAAGGTGAAGCACGGCTTTTGGATCGTCGATGGCCGTCGTAGACGTAGGCGTACCGTGTGTGAGTGTGAGTGGTGCATCACTGTGATCGAACGAGTTCGCGAGGGTTGGTGGATCGTTGACGTATTGGTGACCCACAACATGAAGGTTTGCTGCGGGTGTGTCTGTACCTATACCCACATTTGAATCGGCGACAAACGCCGTCGTCGCATTTGTAAATTGAATCGTGTTTGAGGTAGTGTTTCCGTTATCAGCCACGGATTGTAAATCTGTCACGAGACCGGTGAGCTTCGACCCATTCCCTATGAAATAGTTAGCTTCGACGTTTCCCGTGGCGGTGAGTCCCGCCAACTGAATCGTGTTCGACGTGACGTTTCCGTAGCCCACGACTTGGTCGAGAGTCACGTGTGTGAGTTCCGAGCCATTCCCTTTAAGGTACGTCGCTTCCACGTTCGCCGTCGTCGTCAAGTTGTTTGCAAACAAGTTGCCGTAGACCCGAACATCGAGGCCACCGTCGGCGATGGGTGTCACGTCCGTATCAGATGATCCACTTTGCGTGTAACCCAAAGCGAGCTCCTCTTCGTCCCCACGGTACGCCACCGCAACATTTGACGTGGCGCGCGTGATCACGAGACCTGCGTCGATGGTATCACTGGCGTTCCCCCTCGCGAGTTCAATGATTGGATCCTCTATGGACATGTTCGCGGTGTCTATGAACGTCGTCGTCCCCGAAACGGTGAGATTCCCGTCGACGGTGAGATCCCTCGCGATGTGGACGTTGCCGTGGACATCGAGGAGTTCCGTGGGTGAGAGTGAACCTATACCGACGTTCCCCGAGACGTACGTGATATCAGAGGCGTTCGATGTCTTCGTGTAGAGCCACTTATCACTATTGTGAACGCGAAGGTGACGAATCTTGTGGGACGCCCCCGTGGTGGCGGAAAACCCGACGTACCTGGAATTGAATTCTTGATAATTTTGGGTGAATTCGTGGGTTAAGACGACTTTTCCGGCGAGACTCACAGAGATGGCACCCTGGAAATAGTTGATATTGACGTGTTGCCAATCGCTGGAACGAAGATTCGCACCGACGGTTTTGTGGATGGACCCCTCCCAATAGATGTCAATTTGGTTATTTGTGTTGTCGAAGACAATTTTGTACCCCCCATCGTTGTTTGTGTAATCCGTGTGATTGGGTTCGGATGTATTGAAGAGACTGAACGTGAGGACACCACCCGTGGTAGTCACGTGCATATCGAATTCCGTGTGCCACGAGTTAGGGAGCTGGAGTGGCCAATAGACCCATCCATCGTTGAGGTCTATGTAGCCCGCACCCCCCGTGGTGTCACGGCTGACGCCCGTGGAGGACATGTATCCACCCTCTGACGTTGGCGTAAACACCGTACTCGCCTTCTGATCATCGAAGAGAAGCACGTCGTTTCGAGCGATCGTGTTTATTGCGGTCGTGAAACCAGCGGCCTGCTTGATGTCTATGCTGGAGACCTTCAATGTACCATTGATGATATCCAATACACCGTTATTTGGGTTTATGGCCATTTAATATATCGGGAGAAGATTATTAAATGTCTGGGACGAACGTCGGAGACGTTCGAGGGAGGTGTTTAGTTAAGAAAGACAACTCCTATGGAGTTGGGGCTTCGGGCCAGATGGGGTTTTCGGGGTCTGTGGTATTAGCAGGGAGGTCCCGGAGCGCCTGACGATAGTCGAGCCACGCCTGTTTCGCCGACTCGGACCCGTGTGGGGAAATCGATTGTGGCGTACTTGTCTGTTTGTGAGAGGATGATGTCCCGCTCGGCGCGGAGTTCCTTCCACGGCTTTTCTCCACGTAAACGCCAGATTTCCATTTCTATTTCAGTTTTTGTGGGTTTTTCCATATCTTCTGATAACCATTGGATATTTTCATAGTCACCACTCACCGAGACCCATTCTGCACCGGGTCTTAAACTTTGAAGTGCGTCACCAAATTCAAAATCCATTGTTACTATACACATACATTTCATTTTATTGTCCTATTTCAAACACACTGAACGTTAGTGGCTGATGCCCACTATTTCCTAGATTGACTGTTGTTCCACTTACGTGCGATCTCGCGTATATCTTATATCTAATACTTGAACTTGTATTGGGTGTATCACTAAATGATAGGGATATTCTCGCGTGCTGATATGCACCATTAGCATTATATAGAGCAAGATCGTGAGGACTTGCGGCTGCACCCGCAAGTCCTATTGCTGAATACACTCTTTGGTCGGCGCCGCCTCCAATGCTTCTGAATGCTTTAATACCAAAACCACTCGCGACATTGGCTGAAATGTAGACGAGACCGTCAAACATCACAAAAAATTTACTGTTACTAAACTTTGGTGTTATGTCTACGTAAGCGCCTGTATCAGTAAAGGTGGTCGAAGTTGAGGAGAAACTTAAGCAAAATGTCCGGGTTTGAAGCTGAACAACCGAACCATTCGCATGCAAATCCCCCCTCACATCCAAATCCGCCCTCGGAGCCTCCCCATCCCCCAAACCGATGCCGACCCGCGTCTTGCTGAAATTGACGACGTGGTGGCCCTCGTCGCACCGACCCATATCGTAGAGTCGCTTGACCTCCGTAGCGGTGAGGGCGACGTCGTAAAATTTGAGGGATGACATTTTTCCATTCAAATCCGATGCTTGTTGAAAATTTGTACCCAAATACATCACACCATCCACGATATTAAGTGCGGCGGCAGTTCCACTGTGTGTTGTTGTTTGTTCTACACCGTCTATGTAAATTTTTCTACCATTTATACCTTGTGTTCCATTGTAAGTAAGAGTGAGATGCCACCACCTATTTATTGGTGGTACTAACGTAGTAGTGACTGTATCACCTCGAAAACTATAATCGATCTGAGGGGCTGTTATATAAACATTAATTCTTTTACCATCAAGATTTTCGCCAATCCAAAAAGGATTTATATTATAATTATCATTATAAATCCAAAAAGAAACGCTGTGTATGTAATCTCCGCGTATACCTGTATCATCGACTTTAATGTAATCATCTGTCCCATCAAACACCAACGCCTTCTCCGTGGCGTCGTAGGACGCACCATACAACAACCCATCCAACCCCCTCCCCGACGTATCCTTCACTGTGCCGTTCGCCGTCGGGTTCGTCGACGTGTTGTATTCAACCACGAGCCTGTCCCGGCGGGGCGTGTCGTCCGCGTCGAGGGCCGGCCCGATGCGGGGCACGGTGAGGTTCTTCGTGAGGGTCAACGAGCCATCGTGGAGGGTCGATTGACCCTGCTCACGGGTGCCGAAGAGGCGCCACTGAAACAAAGTGACATATGGCTGACTATCCACGGAAGTGATCACCAATCTAAATGTATCAAATGCATTTGATGTGTCAACATCCCTGAAATAAACTGAGTTATACTTGTCACTGCTAGCGACACTTGAACCACTCCACGAAAATATATTAGTCCATGCATCGTCGTTTGTATTTTTAGCCACAATAACACCAGATTTAGACCATCTATTAAGAAGACCCGAGGATGGTTGTATAATAAACTCTTCAAGTTTGATTTTATATGGAAGTTTTAATTCGATGTAGTCTCCTCCATATCCACCTGATGTATGTGTTCCCGCGTAAGTATTGCTGGTCCCAGTATACGAATTACCACCAGTCCAATTAGTATTTTGTTTATCAAACATTTTCCAAGCTTCGTCGCCAGATGCATTTCCGGCTATAGTTTTGGTATATTCTTCACTCGCACTCACCCTAAAAACCCCATGCCCCTCCATGTACGTCTCATAGTCGGTCATCGCCCTCGGTGGAAACTCCTCCATATCCCCCGGTTCATCCAACACCGCGAACCTCCCCTCCGGTTCCGTCGTGCCCACCCCTAAGCGACCCTTGTGCACGACGACCGACGACTCCGCCCTCCCGAACTGGTCCTTTTGGGCATCCCATAGTTCGAGGGCCTGTTCCTCGTGGAGGTACTTGTCGTACACCCGGAAGTTCGCAACCTTGCCGTCCAAACCCTCGCCGACGCGGGCGACCACGTCCTCCGGTTCGGTGCCGTAGAGTTCGAGTTCTCGGATGCCGGCATAATTATTTCTACTGACTGTCTTCGTGATCACCAATCCAAAATACTTGTATGCACTGGGTGTGCTCGAAGGTGTGTACGTAGCCCCACCCGAAGTCGCAGCCAACCCTGTCTCACTCAGTATTTCCGTCCAACTTGACCCATCGTTGGAGCCATACAGGGTGAAATCTTCTGGTGCTTCTGAACCACTTGTATACATGACGATTCGATTTAAAACAAGTGTACGCGGTAGTTTTAATTTAAGCCACTCGCCCCCGTGAGTTGCCGAACCACCCGAATCTGTTCCGAGATTCGCATTCGCGACTGAACCATATGTATTATCTGTGCCACCGTAAAGGTTCGTTAGGCCACGCGAGAACCAAGTCCCATTCGTAACACCATTAAATGCGCGCCACGGTTGGTACGGATTTGATGCATTGTTGACGTACATACTACTCGCAGTCACCTCATAACCTCTCTGGGCGTGTTGTAAATCAGAAACATTCTGGGAAGTCCCCGGCTGTCCGGTCATCGCCACGTGCGGATATTTCAGCACGGTCGACGACACGGGGAACCGGGTCGTGTCGTTCTCTTTGTGGCCGAAATACCTTAGTTCACCGACAGAGAGAAAACCGCCAGCGCCGAACACTTTCGTGCAGACCATGGCGATGTATTTGTACGCCTTTTGTGCATTCGTCACTATCGTGTCATATTCGTTATCCGGTGCTGGGGTAAGTCCCGTCACAGTTTTTATAGTCGTCCAATTAACGTCGTCGTTACTCCCCATCATCACTAAATCTTGGGGCCCTTGGTTTTGTGGATTGGAACTGGTGTCTCGAGATGCAAGCATCAAGTAAGACAATTTAAGGCGAAAGGGTAGTTCGAGTTTGAGCCATTCACCGCTCACACCACCCAGGGATCTGGTGCCACTGTATGCGTTATCGGTTCCGTTGAAGGTTGCGTCCCAATTGACCCCGTCATTATATTCACCCGCGTGCCAGCCTTCATTACCAATGGTGTTATTAAAAGCTCTCCACGCCTTAAACGAACCGTTTGTGTAAGCATCCGTGCTCGCACTCACCGTGTACCCATACTGCGAATATGAGCTCATCGCGAACGGCGGATAGTCCCCGAACGTGTCTTGCACTTGGGCGTCCCCGAGTTTTCGACCGTCGAGGTAGCACGTGCGGACGCCACCACCCCCTTGCGTGGCGTACACGAGATTGTGCCACGTGTTCGCCGAGAGGAACTGGTTATCACCACCATCGATCCACCCCAAGTGTCCGGACTCCGTGAGTGAGATGGAGGTCTTGGCGTCGCCCTCACCCGCCGCGGTCCCGACGTGGAAGAGGGTCGCATTGGAGGACACGTTCGCCGCGTTAAACCAGAGCGATACGGAGTGTGGGTGGGTCCCCTCCATTGCCAAGTCCCCACTGGTCATCGTGACGTTCGAGGTCGAGAGGGACGAGAACTCCCACGCCTTCTCGGTGGAATCATAGGTCGCGTTATTCTCCGTGAGGGTGTGTCCCTCCCCCGAGAAGTCCGTCACGGTCGAGCCCTTGTCGCCATCGATGTACAATTTCACACCCGTCGTATCCGGAAGGTTGAATTGGGACGTAATCTTCGTGTCCACCGATGTGTCGGGGTCCGAGGTTTCTTCGTAGCCGTAGTATTCGACTTGTCCATACGAAGCATAATTCAAAGCGTGTTCAGATGATAATTGCGTCGGTTGAACGATGAAATATTTGTAAGCTGTCGTTTGATCGGAAATAGTAACTACACACGGTGTCCTGTCTGTGTACGCAGTAAGATTAGTACCGGTACTCTGTTGACCCAAAGTGTACCACGTCGAATCATCATTACTACCGTAAATATAAGCTTCGGAGACTCGCTCGGTATTAGTAAGATATCTATCATATAAGTGAACTTCCTTGAGTTTAATCTTGTGTGGAAGTTTGAGTTTCAACCATGCACCATTTCGTGACCCAGCCACACCAACTATTCCGGTCAGACTGTCGTTTCCATTACCATTTGCTAACCTCGTACTTGAGTCGTAACCAGCTGGGGAGTCATCCGATACCCAACCTGGTGTATTTAGACCTGTCGAACCATTGAACGATACCCAATCTACAAATTGAGTTGGGTATGTATAGTCCTGATAATTTGAAGAAGCACTCACCACATACCCACCCACACCAACATTACTCGTCATCGCCACCTCCGGATACTTCCGCAAAGGCACAACGTGACGTGCGTGAGGTCCCGTGATTTCCTGGATCACATCCGTCGTGCCGAACACCGTGACATTCGCACCTCGCTTGATGGTGTACCCATCCGTAAAATTAAGTTTGTTGACGTTCCCTGTCACGTGAACGTTACCCACGACGTGTAAATTGGACGCGGGATCGAGCGTCCCGACACCGAGACGTTCCGTGGCGACCACGTCTATCGCTTGGAGTTTTGCGTCATTAAATACTACTGTTCCTGTAGACGAAGTCATCTAATATTTAATGAGGTTATTTTTAGGTGGAAAATGAGTTATTCGGGGGCGATGGGCCACACGGGGTTTGAGGGGTCCGTGGTATTGGCGGGAAGGTCCCGAAGGGCTTGGCGGTAGTCCAACCACGCCTGTTTGACCTCCTCGGTGGCGTGGGGGTAATCTGATGTGAAGAGGTAATCCGTTTGGGCGATGCGTTTGTTGCGATCGGCGCGGAGTTCCTTCCACGGTTGGGCGTCGATGAGTTCCTGCAACTTCGCCTCGAACTCATCTTTTGGGGGTTTTTCAATGTCCGACTCGAAAAAGTATATATCTTCCCACGTCTCTCCGAGACGGTACTTTCTCGGTTTGACCGGTAAAAGCGCGTCGAGCGCTCTTTTCATAAAAAGTTCGTGACCTTCCATTATCTATCAGATGTTAAGATAATAAATATCCAGTAAACCACGAGTAATTTTGAGCAACCTGTACCTCGGCGTGCGAGAGTTGTAAAATACCGACCTGTACGTAATCGCCCACGTTCAGATACAGAGCGCGGTTTATGTGTACAGGCAGAAGTTCACCGTCGGTGTGCGACACCGCTTGATGTGCCAAGTATCCTAATCCACGACCGGTCGTCGCCCTGTTGTTGTTCGTACCGTTGAGATAAAACGTCGTTTGACAAAAATTCCTGTTATTCGTATAAGTAGCTACAGTCAAGTGAAATGTGAACATGTATGTGCCTGCAATTTTCGGCGTGAATCGCCCGGTCGTTCCGTCATAGCAATTACCCGCGTTTACGTGCGCGTCGGGTAACTCGTCTGTAAAAATACCCGTTGATGTAATCATAATACCGGACGACGAATCATTCGTTGCGAAAAAGACGGGTCTCGCGCCCGGTCCGTACGGAATGCCCATGACATCGAGCGGTGCTTTCGGCTCTCGCGTTCCAATTCCTAATCGCCCGCCCTTGAATGTGACCACATCCGGACTCACTTGGAAATAGTCTTTCTGGTACGCGTACAGCTGCCACGCCTCATCGCCGGTGAGCGCCCGGTTGAAGAGGCGGAAATTTGCCACACTCATGTCTACAATAATATTGCTAGCTCCATCTTTACCATTTACCTGGAGGGTGTTCGTACCCGGAAGATTCAGAGCAGCGGGAGTCACTGAACCCCCTTGATAGTAATCCTGGAATTGCCATCGGACTCCGTTTACATAAAACTTGACGCGTGTATCAGATGCCGCTTCGTCTAGTGTTCCGCCAGAGTACGAATACATGATATGGACCCACTCACCCGGTGTGGGGTGGAATCTGGTTCTATAATCTACGCCAGTCGACACGCGAATGCCCTGGTTAGCACTATAGTACATACCAATCGCGGTAAAAGACGCGCCAGCAGTACTACCAAACCTGAACAAAAAGTGTTGACTGCTTGTCAACTCTGAGAATTTCACCCACATACTGACCGTATGGACAAACGCACCGGCTTGGTTTGTAGTCGTTGCGGTAATATATTGGTTTGTTGCGGCATCAAAATTGAACGCTTTCCACGTCGAATCGAATGTCACGCCATTGGTCGGTGTACCCGTCACACCGTTCCCAGACTTGTCCGTCACGGTCGAGGGCATCGACGTATAGTCTTGACCATCGTAGTACACTTCTAGAAAATCAGTATTCGGCACGTTAGGGACTGACCGCGCGATGACGTCCGTGCCGTGGGCTTCGGGGTCGTATTCGGGGACGCCGAAGAGTTCCATTTCCGCAAAGTTTAGGATATCACCATAAGTCGCGTTGGGACCAACCTCGTATGCTACGAGAGCTATACGATTGTAATAGTCATTTGTGGTATTTTCAAATGTTCTTGAAACAGTCGTGAGTTCGGGCACCGCAAATTTGTCAAAATAATGTATAGGATACCAATTTGTTCCGTCTGTGCTACCTAGAAATACTCCTTTATACGGTGCTCTGTGATGATATTCGGCGGTAGATACGTATCTCGGCGAAAAACTGAACCCCGACAATTTTATCTTGTCCGCCGTGGGCATTTGAAGTTTAATCCATTCGCCTTGGTGCTGGGTTCCATAAGCATCGGTAATACTCGCAGACCCGTTATACGTAGATCCACTTGTATATGTTGCACCGACCGAGTGATATCCACGGTCACCACCGGCAATGCCATCGAATAGCCGATACGCCTGACCAGATGACGTTCCGTTATTTTCTGTAGATGCTTCAGCGGCGTACCCATTATTCAATGCGTTTTGCGTCATCGCCACCCTTGGATACTTGATCAATTTCTTGGACCTCGTGTACTCCGTGACGACGTTGGAGTTCAATTTGATAGAGGCGGTGTTGGACACCTTCTGGAGATTGAGGTTCCCCACGATGTCGAGGGACTCCGTGGGTTCCGTGGTCCCCACACCTACATTCCCCGTCGTCGTATCCACAAACAGATTCGCTGTGCCGACCTCGGTGTTCCCACTCACACTCAACTCCCCGCCGACCTCTGCGTTCGAAGACACCGTGAATCCGGTCGTTGGATTCGTGAACTGCACCGTATTGGTCGTGGCGGCGTCCCCGACATTCGTGACCTGTTGGAAATTTGATGTGGTGCTCATCGACACGCTGTTGATCGTGAGCGTGTTCGTCGTGAGACCCCCTACGAGGGTCAAGTCATTGTTTATGATAATGTCCGCGACGTTCGCCGTGCCACGGATATCGAGTGCGTGTAGCGGGACATCGGTGCCCACACCTACATTAGAAAGTGCGATTATCACGTTAGCCCTGGGAGTCGCGTTGGTAAAATCCAAGAACCCTGAGGTTGGTCCGATGGGCATTTTCTAATATAGAGGGAGGAAAAAGTAACTGGGAAAATGAGTTATTCGGGGATTTAGCCACAATGGTACGTCACACCCACAAACGCCGCCGTGTGGACCGCGTTCGCCTCATCTGTGATATTACCGTCTGTGTCCAAGTATCGGATTTTGTAGGCCTTCTCTGTGGTACCGGAGGGGTCGTCTTCCCATTGGAGTTGGCCGTGCTCATCGAGAACGTTGACGAGTTCTTGGCGGACTTCGAGTGTCGTTCCTTCTTGTTCGGTGGTAGACTCTTCTCGATTGATCATTTGGTACGTCACAGTTTCGTTTTCCTCGACCATTCGTCGGTTTTCTTCGGCCAAGTTCGAGTACTCTTCGAGCGAGACGTTCGAGTACGTCGTCTTGACCCAATAGTTTACGTTCGAGAGTTCCTTGAGGATGCGTTGCACCGGGATGTCTTGTGGATTGAAATCACAATCCATCGTGATTTTGGCCACCGTGTAGTTGGCCAAGAATTCAGATTCTTGTCGTTGACCATACCCCGCAACGTTGGACGTCGTGATGTAGTCACCCGACTCGAGGGCGCCCGCCGTGTTCACCACCCACATCGCGCCTTCGCCGACGGAGTTGATGAACGCACGCCTATCCCCCTTTTGTTTTTGTACCACACTCACGAATGAACCCTGTACATATTCGCGCGACTCCGGGTCTTCCGAACCAGAGATGACACCGAAACACGCCTTATCCTTTTCCTTCGTCGAGAGGGACACGAGAGGAAGTGATTGACTGATTTGAATCGCATTCGCACCCGTCGTAAGGTCTTCGTCAATGTCAAAGTATTTGTTTTTATTGGCTGAAACGATGAGACCTTCGAGGCTATCGTACTCCGTGTACGGCACGCCATCGATGAATGACCTGTGTTGACCAGTGAAATCAATTTGGTTTACGACGGCGTTATCAAGTAGATATCCAGCGATACCCCAATTGGACGTACCAGATGTTGTGTACAAGAAATACAAGTCATTATTATCGTGTACCGTTAGATTCCATCTCGCATTGATGTTGTTTGCTGCGATGAATTCCAATCCACCCATGGCACTTGTGAAAGATGAACCGCTTTGGCTATTATATATAGTTGTGGGTCTAAGAGACAACTTCGAGTAAGGACTCGTCGTCCCGATGCCGACGTCGCCATCAATTCCCACAAACCCATCAAACCTCGCCGACCCCCGCACATCCAACTGCGCCCTCGGTGCGGTCCCCCCGAGGCAGAGGGCCGTATCGGTGAGATTCAGGGACTTCCCAGTACGTCCGAGGGCGTACTCCATGGCGACCTCTTCGGCGGTGAGGGCGACGTCGTAGAGTTTGAAGTTGGAGATTTGGCCGTTCAGGTAATTGTTATTAACCCTGGCACCCAGTGTTACACCGTCATTTGTATCGAGATATAAATCGCTTGTGCCACTAAATGTCGCTGAGCCGGACATTTCCACACCATTAATCCACACTTTATTGAGATTTGCGAAATCGATACCGTCGGTATGCGATGCAACTACATGGGTCCACGACCCGACTGGAAACCAGGTACTGCTCACTCCACCCCAACGGAAATTTTTACCACCGTAAATGAACCAATACACTGTGCCATCTGTGTAAATGTCCATACCAATACCTTGCCCCGAGGCGGGGTCTCCAATATATATTGGACAATAAGTGCCACCATTCGCGTTTCTTTTCACCCATAAACTTACACTAAATGTATTATCACCCACAGAAAATGGGGCCGTCGTAGTAATTCTATCCCCACTCCCATCAAACACGAACGCTCGGTCCGTCGACGAGTACGCTGCATCACCCACAAATGTCCCATTATTCCCCTCACCGGAGATGTCCACCGCCGTACTCCCCGAGACCACACTATCCACCGTGGTGTCGTAGTGAACGACCAGGGACTCCGCCCGTGGGGTCTCGGCCCCGGCGGGGTGTCCCGACACTCTCGGGAGGGTGAGGGCTTTGCCGAGGGTCAGGTGGCCGTCCTCCAAACCGGAGGGGGCGGGGGTGCCGAAGAGACGAATTTCGCCAAGTGTAAACGCATAGTAGTTAGATGCTTCTGTACAAACAAACACAAACCCGTTATAAAATTGGTTGTTAGCGTTAACGTCGAATGTAGGTGCTTGGACACCACTATCTAACCAAAAGTTTGTGGAAGTTTTGTTTGAGAAACTTCCAATTGTTTCCCATGTATTACCGTTATCCACGGTACCCAAGAAATACCCAGCCTTGGGTGCGGAAGTTACCTCATTATTTCTCGCAGTCATACCGATTTTTTTGATTTTTATGTCATACGGAAACAATATACCTAACCACTCACCATCGTATCCACCTATGTTGTTAGAACCCGTATAATAATACGGAGGGGAACCATTTGTACCGTAATTTTCGGTAGGGGTGTAAAAATAATCTCCCGGCGTCGTTATTTTATTGAATGCGTCATATGTATAACCAGAACCACCACTAACTATATGATCACCAATAGCCCTAAAAACCCCATGTCCCTCCATATACGTCTCATAACCAGTCATCGCCTTCGGTGGATACTCTTGGATCCCATCTGCCCCGGCCACTTCGAACCGGGACGTCGGGTGGGCCACCCCCACCCCCAAGTTCCCTTTGTGCAAACTCACCAAGTTTTGGCGATGTCCAAAACGGGGGGCGTCGTACTCGTAGAGTTCGCGCACCTGGTCGGCGTTGAGGGCCTTCCCAAAGAGACGGAAGTTGGCGATGGAACCGGAGTACCGTTCACTGCTTCCATTGTATCCCAGATTAAGGGGTGTGTTTGCATTTAAATTTAACGCTGTAGTTCCCGGAGAGGAACCAGATGTACTGAAACTTCCATTATACGCTTCGCCGTTTATGTAAAAGTTAACATTACTCGACGTGTGGTAGCCACCGGTATATTCAATGACGAGATGTGTCCATGCATCTTGTACGAATGTGTAATCGGATGCAACTAGGACACTCGCGTAAAATATGCTAGACGGTGATTTATTAGAAACACCACCACCAGACATTTTAGTTGTTGATACAGCCCCAATATTAAAGGCGTAGTGGTTACCAGCGTCATCAAGAGTCGCTGCATCTGGTTTGAGCCAGTAACTCACCGAGTGCACCCACTCTCCCGCTGGATTACTCAACGTCCCACTGATGTAATCATTCACCCCATCAAACGTAAACGCATTGTACTCCGAATCGAACCCAACTCCATTCGTGAGTGTCCCCATACGCCCATTCCCGGAGAGATCATAGACATTCGAAGAGTCGGCGAAGCTGTACGAATTGCTGTCGTTGGCGTCCCAGTACACCTCGAGGTGCTGTTGCCCGGGCTTGTTCGGGATGCTCCGGTGGACCACGTCGACGGACGTGTCGCCTTCTTCGGTGCCGTAAAAGTATAACTGACCGATTGCTGCAAAATTTCGGTCATTCGCGTTACTTCCACCAACGGCATTCGTTCTAGTTATCACGATAGCATACTTATTATATACTACACCCGAATCGACAGATATTCTATCATAAGTAAACGCTGTTCCAGTGTGTTTATGGTTAGTAACCGTTTTTAATAGTACCCAGACACCGCCATTATAACCCCAAATCCCGAAATCACGGGGATACGCCTGAAGTGCGACGTTATTGAGATTTGTTTCTGAAGCATGTTGTAATCGAGGTCTCATGTCGATGTGTGCTAATTTTATGGAATTGGGTAGTTCTAAAGATATCCATGCACCTATCGGTGTATTTGACGCAAGTCTCAAAGTTTCAGCATTTTGGACAGTCGTTAATACACTTCCAACGACGCCGTTATATGCATCGGCAGCCTCCTTAGCATATGTCGTGTTGGGACTCTCAATCCACGCACCCGATGTAGCTTCGTCATTACTACCGGTGAATTCTTCTCCAAACAGAGTCCATGCACTAAAAGAACTATCATATCGTCCACTATATTGAACTGTGTAACCTTCGTATCCAGATACGTTTTCTGCACTAGCTGTCATCACCACCTCCGGATACTTCACGAGTGGCCTATCGTGCTTGGGCAATTCCATGACGACGTCGTCCCCGGCGAAGAATTCGCTGCCCTTCGCCATCCCGAGGGACCCGGCCACCTGCAATTTGGCGGACGTCGGGTGGGCCACCCCCACGCCCACATTCCCCGTCGTCGTATCCACAAACAGATTCGCTGTCCCGACCTCCACGTTCCCACTCACACTTAACTCCTGTGAAACCGCCGTGTTCCCACTGACCGTCAAATTACTCGCGACGTCTAAGTTTTCACCCACCGAAACGTTTGAGACGGAGGTGATCGTCGTCGTGTGTATGTCAGCGCCTGGAAAGTTTATGATGTGTGTCGACATTATCTAATATTGGGGGAGGTTTTCTTTACAGTGAGGAACACTCACCGGAGAGAGAACTTGGTGTTTAGTTAGGGATTTTAGCCGTACCGCGTTCGCTTCATCGGTTTGTGTGCCGTCATCTATCTAATAAACCATTCTTCAATCATCTCAGATACATCTTTCAACTTGACCCAAGAACTTCTGGCGGGTTGACCTTTCTTCACACGAAGACGGCCAACAACACCGACGGGGGACCACTCTTTTCTTTGCGATCTTGGTACGTATTCGATAGTATCGTCGTAGTCCGGATTGAATATCCTTCGTTTAGCCGTCACCTTTACAGCATCTTCTGGGACATCGCCCGGCTCAGTTCCTTCAACCGGAACAACAGTGGGTTCGCCACTGCCTTTTGAGTATTGCCACGCCTCGTAATCTTCCATCTGATACGACCCAAAATCGTCTTTTAACCATTTACTCGTCCAGTGGAAAGTACTTTCACCAGCTAAAACACAGGGTTCAGCGGAAACGACACCTATAATATTTGATTCAGAGGTGGTCGATGTTGCCACTTGTATTTTATCACCACCGACGAGTTCCACGACGAGACCTCTCCTATCCTCATCATCCGGGTTTCCATCTATCCACTCAAACATTTCGGCGTAATCCGCCGCCGAACCAGAGACGCCACCGTCAAATTTACCAACGCCAGTGTTCGTCACGGCGAATACCCTTCCGTTGCCTGTTGCGGATTGAATGTTGAAAAAAGAACCACTCGACCCGCTATTCGCTACGAACAGTCCGTCAAGGCCACTGTTGCTTTGGCTTGGATTACCTCCATCCTGTACGTATAACGACACAGTCGGTGACGTCGTCCCGATGCCGACGTTGCCGTCGTCTTGAATCCGCATCAAAAGCGTACCTCCATCCGAAAACGAGTTGGTTCTAAAGTCTATGTTTTTACCAGTACTGTTGCCGTTTGCGTCACTACATATATTTACACTCCCTAAACTTATCATGGATAGGCTATCAGCTGTAGCGCGATGGTTACCTACAATTGGTCCTCCGCTATTACTCACATCAACAGCGAACCCGGCCGAGCTGTCATGAACTTCGAATTTCAGCGGCACCGTCGACGTCCCGATGCCGACGTTGCCGGAATTATCTATCACGAGTCTATCAGTTCTCGATGCCGACGTTGTGCCACGATATCCAATGGCAAACTTACCGTGTCCTATTCCTGTACCAGAGTTGATATCACTCACCACAAATTCGTATGCGGGTCGACTTGTAGCGTGTAAATTTGTTGCATGATTCGCTATTCGTATACCTTCGAAATCGCCAATGGCACTTCCATAATGTTCAACATGTAATTTTGTAGCCGGACTCGTCGTCCCGATGCCGACGTTGCCATCGAATTGTAAGTTACCGGACATGAACCTTTTTTCAAAATCGCCTGTTCCAGCGATATGCACTATGCGCCCGATGGCCGTCGACGTCCCCGAAACGTCGCTGCCGTCGACATCTTTAATGGCGAAGACAGAGTTGTCCAGTGTCTGTGCACTCGTATACGTGTTGACCTCGGTTGCGTCGGTGAGCACAGAGTACCGGTATCCACCACGCATGTAGATGACAATGCCCCCGCCGTAGTCCTGTGTACCCCTGTACAAACCTTCAAAACGTTTCTCACCACCACTGTATCTTCTGTAGTGTACGTCATACATATGTTTGTGGTCTGACCACCCCCCACCGCGTGCGTAGCCGACGAGGGTGCTCTCGTTGTATGGGCTACCACCCCCTAAAGACTCCCCAAACACCTTGAAGTGTACTGGGAACATATCTGGAAGGTCTGGAGACCCTTCGTAAAAGGGGGCTTTCAACTCTACTGGATAAAAGTTACTGGCGCTCTGCCCCGTGAGGTCAACCTCCCACCGACGCTGGGCGTAGAGTTCCACGTCATTTTGATAGTAGGTGGCGGCGTTTGATGTACCAGCCACATCCAATTTATAACTTGGACTCGACGTCCCGATGCCAACATTCCCCGTCGTCGTATCCACAAAAAGGTTCGCCGTCCCGACCTCCACGTTCCCACTCACACTCAACTCCCCGCCGACCTCCACATTCCCCGTAGCCGTGAGTGACGTCGTTGGGTTCGTGAACTGCACGGTGTTTGATGTCGTGTTTCCTTGAGACACGACGTGGTCCAGTGTAAAGAGGGTTTGTACGGTGATCGTATTCATCGTGAGGTTCCCGTTAAATTCGAGGTCACCTTCGACCGTGAGGTTCTCCCCGATTTCCACGTTAGAGTCGACCACGAGTCCCGTGGTTGGGTTATTGAGATACACGGTATCGTTCGTGGCCGCGCTCACTGCGGTCACGTGACTCAAACCCTGCGACGCCACCACCTCAAAGTTCCCCAGAAATAGGGAATCCGTTTTTACGTTCCCGGAAACTTCGATGACGTTCGATGCCGTATCGTTCATCGCTATGTTTGAACCCACGTTGAGTGCGCCATTTACCTGTAAAGTGAGTGAATTCGCGGTATCCATGGCGATCGTGTTTTCGTAAGCGTTACTCAATGTGTACCCCACATTCAAAACATCTTGGGATTCGTCGTACACGATCGCAACGTTCCCGGTTTCCCCGTGACGGGTCATGATGATCCCGAGATCCCCGGTGTTTTGGTTATTTGCACCCAATTCCATGATTGGATCAGATACGATCATGTGCACGGTGTTTGCGACTAAGAGGTCTCCATTGACGCGAAGGTTTGATTCGAGAATGACATCGTCTTCGAACGTTTTTATGCCCGTAAACGTGTGTGCACCACTCTCGATGCTCGTGATTCTAGAAGAGTTATCACCCAAATCCGTCTCGAGGGTACCAATACGTGTGACATTCGACCCCAGATCCGTCTCGAGGGTCCCAATACGTGTGACATTCGACCCCAGATCCGTCTCGAGGGTCCCAATACGGGTGACATTCGACCCCAAATCCGTCTCGAGGGTCCCAATACGTGTGACATTCGACCCCAAATCCGTCTCGAGGGTCCCAATACGTGTGACATTCGACCCCAGATCCGTCTCGAGGGTCCCAATACGGGTGACATTCGATGCAAAGTCACTCACATTCGAAGACTGGATTCCGTAAAGTGCCGAACCGTCACCGGAGACACTTGTCGTCGTGAGCGCCCCAACGTTAGCGTTTCCGTGTACGTCGAGGGTATACTCCGCGGTGTCCGTGCCTATACCCACGTTACTCGCCGTGTAATACAGGGAATCGTTACCAGACGTCCAAAGGGAACTCACGAAAGGGGAACCACCTTGGTAAAAGGTTCCCGTAAAGTTAATGTCCCCGTTAACGTCTAGGTCGTAGCCGGGTGTCCTCGTGCCGATACCCACTCTACTCGTGGTCGTGTCCACGAAGAGGTTGCCCGTACCGACTTCCACGTTGGATCGATAATAGAGAGAATCGCCCCCGTCCGTCCAAAGGGAACTCACGAAGGGAGACCCACCTTGATAGAACGATCCCGAGAGATTGATGTCCCCACCGACATCGAGTGTGTATTGTGGATCGGAGACACCTATGCCCACACTCCCTTGCGTGTACGCGATGTTCGATTCCCCCGTGTACATCCACTTTTCACCGTTGACGATGCGAAGATTACGAATCTTCCGCCCATCCGTGGACGCCGAAGAGAAATTCGTGTATTCCCCATTCACATACGGCGTAGAGCGCTCGATGTCCTTGTAATAAAACTTTCGCGACCCACCGAGACTTATGGCGATCATGCCACGCTCGTAGTTAATCACAACCTTTTGCCAATTTTCTGTGGCTGTGAAGAGTCCCGTGACCGTGGCCTCCGTGAGGAGTGTGCTATCGTAGTAAAGACTGATTTTATCGTTACTGTCATTGAACGTAAAAGAGTAGCCGTCTCCGCCCGTGTTTGTGGTGGTAAACACGTTTGCATAGAGCGGACCCGGGTTCGTGCCTGAACGGATGTCCATTTCGAAGTCCATGACCCACGCATTGGGAAGCTTTTGACCCCAATACACGTACCCATCAGCGAGATCGAGGTATCCATTCCCCGTGTCTCGTACTCCCGCGGTACTCGTAAATCCAGTGAACGTCGTGGTCGAGACCTGGTCATCATAAATCAGCACACTGTTGGCTCTCGTGACATTGAGGGCAGTATCTATGCCCTGAATGTTGGAGACCTCCAATTTGCCTACACGCAAAGTGGCGTTCTTAATATCTAAAGTCCCCACGGGGGATTGCATAGACATTTAATATATTGGGAGAGAATTATTAAATGTTGGTGACGAGGAGATGTAATTTAGTTAGGCATTTTCAAGAGCTGCGATTCTTGCCTTCAATGCCTGAATTTCACCGTGAAGTTCCTGATTAGATTTGACGAGGTATGCTATGAGACCATCATAATTAACACTTGCTGTGTTAGGTCCCCAACTCGAATAATCGGGATCCTGTTGAATATCTCCATCTACGGGTGCTTCTGGTTTATTTTCCGTAGGGTCGGCATCTGCACCGAGCATAACGATGTGTCGTAATTCAGGAGCATCGTACCATATATCTTGTGCTATGAGACCCGTCTCGGTGAATGGTTCTCGAGTCTCATTTTCTCGGAGCGTGTACTTCTTCAAATATTTTTGGGGACTAAGTTTGAGTAGTGTATCAGTTGCATTCGTAATAAGTTCTTCATCGGTTTTGAGACGATCATCTGAATATACACCCAAACCATTATGTCTAATGTAATTCCCCGAATAATAGTTCATATATATGTCTCTGCTACCTCCTGCATCTAAGTGTAAATTGCCGTTTGTGGTAATCACTTGGGCTCGGTCGGAGTTATTATTGGGATTTCTGTCAGATGCTGCACCCACAAACAAATAAGAATTCCAAGTTGTATTTGGTCCATATACAGTAACACTATCATCACCATTTGAATACTCAAAAGAACTAGAAAGAATTCTAGTTGCGTGATTTGAATTCCCAAGATTTAATGCACCACTATCATTGCGAATTGTGTAAGTAGATTGACCACCATCGGTGCTACGAGTGGAGCCATTAATAAAATGAACGGCACCACCACTCGTAGTACCTGGTTTGGGTGCATTCAGGATATAATTGAATGTACTTGTGGCAGCCGCACCAGCACCTTTGTATATAGGCGAGGTCGAGGACGTCCCTTCGACGTGTAGTATATGACCTGGACTCGTCGTCCCGATGCCGACGTTGCCGTTATATTTAAGGGTCATAGGTGTTACAGCGGTGTCATTATTTCTCACACCGAACCGCATATTCCACAAATCCGAGGTACCGGGAAGATTGCCCGCTCCATAAACTTCCACGGAACCAGCTAACGACTGATAATCGTTGGTATCCCTTCTTTCACATTGGAATCGGATACCAGCACCAAAACCGTTAGCCACTGTACCAGATGATATGGCTCTTATAGCTAATGGATACGTCACCGTGTTTGTATTTGTTGTAGTTTCCTGAATGGTTAGTGGATGACTAGGACTCGTCGTCCCGATGCCGACATTGCCATTCAGTACAAGAGCTGAAATGCCACCCCATCCCATGTTTCGACCGATCGTGAATCTATTTGTCCCACCTTCAAAATACATAAAACTCGCCACTCTTGTACCCGCATCGTGTACAGCGATCTCTGTGTTGTCGAGACATTCCATCATAAATCCGGCGGTATTTGTGTTCCATTGGCCTGTTCCACCCCCGAAATTCGAAGCAGTATTACCGATCGTTAAACTTCGATTTGCCATGTATCCAGTGGCAGCTGCGTGTGTACCATTGTTTATTGAACCTGCGACATCCAACGTAGTGTCCGGACTCGCCGTCCCGATGCCGACACTCATATTGCTCTGTTTAAGAATCATCAGGTCGTTCTGGAACGATAGGTCAGCCCAAGCGCCATAATCACTCTTGTGACCCCCGATGTGAGGTCTTCCTTCCTTCGAGCCAAAGACGAGAGTACTATAAGCTGCAGAAGCCGAACCACCTATCCTTGCGCATATTTGATGTCCCGACGTACTGAGATTTTCATGAACGTGTAATTTCTCACCTGGGCTCGCCGTCCCGATGCCGACGTTGCCAGAGGTGCGAATGTTTTTAGTCCAGAAAGTCCCATTATTTTGGAAAACACACTGAATGTCTGGGTCATCTCCTCCACCGCCGTCGGCGCCGAGTCCGAGATTATTACTGGAGTTATTGATGATACCCCAGTACCAGGTGCGATTGTTTAATCGCATCATCATTTGTTTTCTCATCGATGTCGCACCGAAATTGGTCTTGTCATCAACGGAAGTATCATCAGCCTCAGTCGGAGAGAAACTGAAGTAGTTGGATGAATCACCATAAATTTGTAATTGCCGATTTGGACTCGACGTCCCGATGCCGACGTTGCCGTTAATTTCGACTTCTTTAGAGCCATCCGAAAGTCGTTTAAGGTACAAAATACTTTCAGGTGTATATAAATCGTACCCAACCCTAAAATCAGGTCCATAGCTGTTTTGGTAAATATCCGTCCTATAATTACCACTTGAAAATCTGTCAAGTGACAAACCGACTGTAGAGGTAGAACCCGTGTATATATCTAATTTAGAACCCGGACTCGTCGTCCCGATGCCGACGTTGCCCGATGATCGGTATATATCAGAACCACTGGCTGTCCAATTACTGAAAACTGCGTCTGTGCCATTTATTTTCAAAGTAGACCCAGTCGAAAGGTTTATGTCCCCATCGACGTCGAGTGTGTATGATGGATTTGACATCCCGATACCTACCCGACTCGTCGATGTGTCCACGTAAAGATTCGCGACCTCCCCGACTTGTAAATCTGTTCCTTTTTGTATGAGAAATTTGGCACCCGAGTGTCGGACACTTATTCGATTAGAACCACCCGTCTTGATCATGGTCTCTATGACCCCATCCTCTGAACCGTTTGTCGCAGTCTTTATTTTACCCGTGGTCTTTGCATATAAAAGAGAGTTTCCATTGTCGTTAAGCCCTTCATAACGAATTTGACCTATATATTCATTGTTGGCTCCGTTATTAGGGTTA